AAAGATTTAGAAAGTGGTAAACTTTCATTAACTGAAGAAGGATTTATGAAATTAGAATTTCAATCAGAAGATATAAAGACTTTATACTATATGGTAAGAAAAGAAGATGCCACATATGTATAATAAATTGACCTAAGGGCGCAAGTTTTAAATTATTTATTAACCGCTGATCTTAATGACAGCATAAAAACAAAGTGATATGAGTACACATTTTTTAGAGAGATCACACCATCCGTTTGATCTATTATTTCGAAACCTGTTTGAAACAGGAACCCAATTTACACCGGCTACTGAAGCCAAACAACAATACCCAATTAATATTTTTGAAGATGATATAGGTTTAACTTTTGAGTTAGCTTGTACTGGCATTCCTAAGGATGCTATTGAAGTTAAATTAGAAGGAGATCTAATCAGTTTTAATTATGATAAGGAGAAAACACCAGAATCTTCTTCTCGAAACTATATCCATAGAGGAATTGCAAAACGTTCTTTTAATTTAGGATATAAAGTAGGAACTAAGTTTGACCTTAAAAAAGCAACAGCTAATTTTCATGATGGTTTACTAATTGTGACAATTCCATTTGCAAAAGAAGCTATGCCAAAAGTTTTAAAAATTAACTAACCAAAAGCGCCCTTTAGGTTGGTTTATTAAAACTATTTTCGTATATTACATCATAATTAAAAAATTAAAGTTATATGACTATTATTAGAGACCCATTATTAGAGCCTTATTTTATAGGCAAAGATGCATACTGCTATACAGCGTATGAAGTGATAACACCACAAAAAAAATATTTAGCTGAAGGTAGCAAAGGCAAAAATTATGAAAAACCAATAGGCCATTATGCTGATTTTGGTAATGCTCTAGAAGCAATTATGAAAGCTCAATTAAACGAAAAAAATGGAGAATATTCATCCATCCAAGAATATTTGGATAAATGGAATAAAATAAAATCAAATTTAAATAACATTAAAGAAAAAATTGGAATATGAATTTAGAAGCATTATTTAACGCTGTTATAGTTAAACCAATTGAAGCAGAAGAAACAAAGTATGGTTCAATTGTAGTCCCTGATATGGGAAAAGATGTAAATGAACATGGAGAAATAATAGCAGTAGGACCTGGTCAACACACAATTTCAGGTACATTTATTGAAACTATGAGTAAAGTTGGAGATATAGTAATATTACCAACTCAAGGATTTACAAAGTTACAACATGATGGGGAAGATTATTATGTTGGTCCTGAAAATCAAATCTTAGCTAGAGTAAAAAAAGAAGTTGATTATGAAAAAATATTAGAAGAAACTGAACCTTTAAAAGAATAAAAATGAGTAAAATTATAGAATTTGGCCCTGAGGGGAGAAATAAATTAGTAAAAGGAATTGATACATTAGCTAATGCTGTAGTATCTACATTAGGACCCAATGGGAGAAATGTAGTAATTGAAAGACCTAACCAGTCACCTATATCTACAAAAGATGGAGTTACAGTAGCAAAACATATAAATGTAAGTAATCCTGTAGAAAATTTAGGTGTTAACTTAGTTAGAGAAGCATCTATAAAAACAGCAGATAAAGCTGGTGACGGTACAACTACATCTACTTTATTAGCTAGAGAAATGATCAAAGATGGTTTACAACATTTAGCTAATGGAGCTAATGCTGTTGAAATTAAAAGAGGAATTGATAAAGCAGTAAAAGAAGTTGTCAATAATTTAAGAGAAAATCTATCAGAAGATATTTCAGATGAAAATCAATTAGAACAAATTGCAACTATTTCTGCTAATAATGATCCTGAAGTAGGTAAGTTAATAGCTACGGCTATGGATAAAGTAGGAGTTGAAGGGGTAGTACATATTGAAGAATCTAAAACAGGTGATACCTATTTGGAAACTGTTGAAGGAATGCAATTTGATAGAGGTTATTTATCACATTATTTTGTCACTAATAATAGTACAATGACTTGTACTTTAGAAGATCCTTACATTTTGGTACTTAATCAAAAATTATCTCAAGTTAAAGACTTATTACCTATGTTAGAAGCAGTTTCTAACACTAATAAATCATTACTTATTATAGCTGAGGATGTTGATAGTGAAGCATTAGCAACCCTTATTGTAAACAAAGCTAGAGGTACAATTAAAGTAGCTGCTGTTAAAGCACCTGACTTTGGTGATAGAAGAAAATTAATCTTAGAAGACATAGCATCAGTAACAGGAGGTCAAGTATTTGATAAAGATAAAGGAATGAAACTTGATAAATTTTCTTGGGAATGGTTTGGTGAAGCTCGTACTGTAACTATCTCAAAGGAAAAAACAACTATTATTGATGGTAAAGGAGATGAAGAATCTGTTAAACAACGTCTAGAAGAACTTACTACCCAAATTGATAAAGCACAATCTTCATTTGAAACTGAAAAGTTACAAGAAAGATTAGCTAAAATGGCTGGTGGTGTTTCTATTATTCATGTTGGAGGTTATACTGAAACTGAAATGAATGAAAAGAAAGATAGAGTTGATGATGCTTTACATGCAACCAAAGCTGCTATTGAAGAAGGTATTGTACCTGGAGGAGGAGCAGCTCTATTATATGCAAGAGAAGCAATACCAGTTTCAAGTAAATGTAATAATTGTATAGGGGCTGATATAGTTTATAATTCATGTGGTAAACCTTTTGAACAAATTTTAGTTAATGCTGGTAAAGATTCAGTTGAAGCCCAAATGATAGGAAAATACAATTTAGTAGATTCAGGTAATGATACATGGGCGGGATATAATATTAAAACTGGAGTAGTTACTGATATGAAAAAAGCAGGTATTATTGATCCTACTAAAGTAACTAGAACAGCACTTGAAAATGCTGCCTCAGTAGCAGGAACTGTATTACTTACAGAATGTATAGTTGTTGATGAACCTAAAGAAGAAAATAACCAACCACAATTAGATCCATCAATGATGGGGATGGGCATGTAATATGGAAATAAAAGAAACTGAACATAATAAGCTTATTGCTACTAGAGTACCACCTGGAGACAAGTGGACTCTAGTAGATGATAAGAAAAAGGTAGTACATGAAACTTTAACTGATACTTTAGAGGCACATTTTAAATCTACAGGTAACCCTTGTGAATTTAGATTATCTCCTTTAGATAGTAAGTTATATGCTATTGAAACTCACCAATATGAAGTCCCTGAAGAAAAACCTAAAGAATTTAGTATGTATGGGGAATTTAAACAAGGAAGATAATTTGGATTCCTTAATAAAAGTTATTATATTTACAATATGAAAAAACATAGTTTACTAGTTGAAAAATATAGACCTACTAATATAGATAATTATGTAGGTAATGAAAGTATTAAAAATACTATTAAAAGTTATATTGACCAAAATGATATTCAAAATTTATTATTTTATGGTCCTGCAGGAACTGGGAAAACTACATTAGCTAAATTAATTGCTAAAAATATTGATTGTGATCTATTATATATTAATGCTTCAGATGAAAGAGGTATTGAAACTATTAGAGATAAAGTATCAGGATTTGCTAGTACAATGTCTTTCAAAGCATTAAAAATTGTTATTTTAGATGAAGCAGATTTTTTAACTATAATGGCTCAAGCATCTTTAAGAAATGTTATTGAAACCTTTTCACGTTCAACTAGATTTATATTGACTTGTAATTATCTAGAAAGAATTATTGACCCTTTACAATCAAGATGTCAAACATTAAAAATAATACCTCCAGATAAATTAGAAATTGTTAACCATTTAATGAAAGTTGTAAATAAAGAAAAAATTAAATGTAGTGTAAATGATTTAGAAACTATTACAAATAACAATTACCCTGATGTACGTAAAATGCTTAATACTATACAGGTATCTACCGCAAATAACACATTAAAATTAGATACAGACACACTAATAGGAAGTAATTATCAAGATCAAATATTAGAAGAATTAAAAACAAAAAAACCAAATTGGAGAACAATTAGACAAATAATAGCAGATTCTAATGTTAAAGATTTTGAAGGATTTTATCGTTTTCTTTACGATAATAGTAGTAAATATGCTCCTGGAAAGGAAGGTATGATAGCATATTATGTAAATGAATACTCATACCAATCAAATTTCAGAATAGATAAAGAAGTAAATTGTATGGCTTTAATATCTAAAATTATAGAAACAATTAAACCAAATATTATTTAAAATTATTAATTATGCAAAATGGAATGCAACAACCAAACATTGATTTAAAAAACACAACCGCTATTGAAACAGAAGATGGAGGAAGAATATGGCAACAAGGAGCTTTATTACGTAAAGTATCTAAATTTGTAACAGGAACTGACTCTGATGCTGTTATGCCTATCCCTGTTTTTTATGATCCTGAAACAAATAAAATTTTAGAAGATTCACTTCCAAAAGAATTAAGAGAGGAATATAAGGATGTCCTTGTTAAATCCTAAAAATATTTTTGAATGGCTAAATGAACTTACTGATAAAAAGTCAAGTTTAGATAGTTTTGAAGAAAGTGCTTGGGGAACTTTTAATGCCTATATGGTACATAGATTTGTATCAATGTATCAAGGTTATATTGAAATCGCTAACCTAGCACAAAAATTTTCTCCAACAGATAAAAAAGGAATATACAATTTTTATTGTGAAATGCTTCCTAGAAAAAAAATGTTTTTGAGATATATTAAGTCAAAAACAAAACAAAATACAAAAGAAATATTAGAACCTATTGTTAAATATTTTGAATGTAGTTTTGTAGAAGCAAATGAGTATATAAATCTTTTAAATAGGGAGGAAATTAAAGATATTCTTATTAAATTAGGAATAAATAGTAAAGAAATTAAAAAATTAATTAAAAAATTATAAAATGGCACAATATAAAGTAATAACAGCACTTAAAACTCAAGCAGAAGCTGATAAATCAAAAGCATTAATGGCATTAGAATTATTAACTGAATGTTCAGTAGGAATAGGAGACCACACTGCAGATGATTTTCTTAAAGATGCAACTAAAAGCCTAAAATTATTAGCTTCAGCTGAAGAGAGATTAGATATAATAGAAAAGTACTATGGAACAAATTCATAAAGAACAAACAGTAAAAATATTCGAAAAAGAATACCCAGAATTATCTGAAGAATTTAAAAAGATAAGTAATGAAATGTATGTAATGTTTGCAGCTAAACATATGGATTATGGGTTAAATAATATAGCTTTAGGTGGAGATATTTTAAATAATGATAATGATAAAACATTTTCACTTACTGGGCTATGTATCAGATTAACAGATAAAATTAGTAGACTAAAAAATCTATTATTAAATGGTAGAGCATTTGTTAAAGGAGAAGGAATGGAAGATACTTTTATTGATATAGCTAATTATGGCATTATTGGGTTATTAGTAGGACGTAATAAATGGAAAAAATAATACTTTGGCCACAAAAATACCCCCCATTGTAAAAATAATTAGAAATTATAAACCTGAACCTATTAATTTTGGCTATCAGAAAAATATTTCTTACTCCCAACTTTCAATGTTTAGAAGTTGCCCCCAAAAATGGGCTCTTCAATATAAAGAAGGACATAAAAGACAATCTCCTAGTATTCATACTGTATTTGGAACTGCATTTCATGAGGTAGTACAACACTACTTGGATATAATGTATGAAAAAAGTGGGGCAGCTGCTGATAGAGAAAATATCGAGGAATTATTAGAAGAAAAATTAAGAGAAGAATATCTTATTCAATATAAGAAAAATAAAAACCAACATTTTAGCTCTTCAGAAGAAATTAGGGAATTTTATAATGATGGGGTTCAAATCTTAAGATACTTTAAAAAACATAAAGGTAAATATTTTAGTAAAAAGGGATGGTTTTTAGTTGGTTGTGAGGTACCCATATCAATTACTCCTAATAACGCGTATAAAAACGTTATATACAATGGTTTTTTAGATGTTGTATTATACCATGAACCCACAGATACATTTCAAATAATCGATATTAAAACAAGTACTAAAGGATGGAATTCATATGCTAAAAAGGATGAGGAAAAACATTTTCAATTAGTATTATATAAAAAATTCTTTGCAGAACAGTTTGGATTAGCAGAAAAAAGTATTGATATTGAGTTCCTAATTGTTAGAAGAAAAGTATATGAAGGTGGAGAATACCCACAAAAACGAATACAAACATTTTCTCCAGCTTCTGGTAAAAATAAAACTAATAAAGCAACTAGAATTTTAAATGAATTTATAAATGAAGCATTTGACTATACAGGATACAAAGAAACACTTCACATTCCACAACCATCAAAATGGAATTGCCATTTCTGTGCATTTAAAGAAGATGATGAGTTATGTAATGTCCTTGGTAAAAATTCATAATCCACATATACGTATAGACAAATATAAATTAAAAAATAAAACTATGACTGATAAAAAAAATATGACACTTACAAGTGTAAAAGTAAAAAGTAATTTATTTGAAAATTTTAAAATTGAATGTGTAAGACGTAAATTCTCATTTCAGAAATTATCTGATAGAGCTATACATTTATATCTTACAGATGAAGATTTTAGAAAAAAAATACACAACCATAATAATTTAGAAATTGATAATTAAAATTTAACAATAAATGAAAGAAGGTTATATTAAAAAAGAAGATAGAAAAAAAATATTATTAATAACTGATGATATTAGGGTACATTCAGGTGTTGCTCAAGTAGGAAGAGAAATTGTTTTTAATACTTTACATAAATATAATTGGGCCCAAATAGCAGGAGCAGTAGACCACCCAGATAAAGGAAAAATTATTGATCTTGCTGAAGAGATAAAAACCCAAAAATTAGTAGAAGAAAAAGATCCTTATGTAAGGTTATACCCTACTAAAGGATATGGAAGTATAGATGAATTAAGAGCAATAATAAAGAATGAAAAACCAGATGCTTTATTTTTAATAACTGATCCTAGATATTTTACTTGGTTGTTTAATTCTGAGGACCAAATAAGAAATTCAATACCTATAATATATCTTAATATTTGGGATAACTACCCAGCTCCAATGTATAATAAAGAATATTATGAATCTTGTGATTTATTATTAGGAATATCTAAACAAACAGTTAATATTAATAAACTTGTTTTAGGTGATAAAGGTAAAAATAAAATATTCAAATATGTTCCTCATGGGTTAAATGATACTTTATTTAATATATTAGATGATAATTCTCCTGAATTATTACAATTTAAGAAAAATTTGGGATTACCTGAAGATAATAATTTTCATTTAGTTTTTAATTCAAGAAATATAAGAAGAAAACAACCTTCTAATATCATAATGGCATGGAAATTATTTACAGAACAATTATCTCCAAAAGAAGCTAAAAAATGCCAATTAACATTAAAAACAGAAGCATCATTTGACCATGGTACAGATCTAACAGCTGTAATTGAATATATGTGTCCTCCTGAAACTTGTAGAGTAGGGGTATTACAACATAAATTATCAACTCAGGAAATGAATTTACTATATAATTCAGCAGATGGTGTAATACAAATATCAAATGCTGAAGGTTGGGGATTATCTTTAACTGAATCTATGTTAACAGGAACACCCTTTATAGCAGTAGTTACTGGGGGAATGCAAGATCAAATGAGATTTGAAGATGAAAATGGAGATTGGATTGAATTCAATGATGAATTTCCTTCTAATCATAAAGGAAAATACAAAAAGCATGGTGAATGGGCGTTACCTGTTTACACTAAAGCAAGTACCCTAGTAGGCTCTCCACAAACCCCTTATATATATGATGATCACCATGATATTAATGATGTAGCTGAACAAATTATGAAATTATATAAGATGGGTAAGGAAAAAAGGAAATCTATTGGTAAAAAAGGATATGATTGGGCTAAAGGAGATGAAGCTGGATTTACATCTAAAAAAATGGCAAATAGAGTTATAGAAGGAATAGAACAATTATTTTCAACATGGAAACCTAGAGAAAAATATGAATTCCTTAAAGATACAGATTATGAAAAAAGAGTTTTACCACATAAATTAATATATTAATATGAAAAATACATTTGTTATAAGTTGTCCAATTGATACTTACAGTGGATATGGAGCAAGATCAAGAGATTTAGTTAAATCAATAATAGAATTAGGTAAATATGATGTTAAAATCCTACCTCAAAGATGGGGTAGTACTTCTTTTGGGTTTATTGATAATAATCCTGAATGGAAATTTTTACAAAAACATATTACATTACAAATGACATCTCAACCTGATATTTGGGCACAAATCACTGTACCTAATGAATTCCAACCTATTGGGAAGTTTAATATAGGATTTACAGCAGGAATTGAAACAACATTATGTTCTGCTCCTTGGATTGAAGGTATGAATAAAATGAATTTAAATATTGTTTCATCTGAACATTCTAAACAAGTATTTTTAAATTCTAAATTTGATAAGTTAGATCAAAAGACAAACCAGAAAATAGGAGAAATTAAAATTGAAAAACCCATAGAAGTATTATTAGAGGGGGCTGATTTAGATACTTATAAACCTATTAAAAGTTCTGAATTTAAAGAATTAAATTTATTAAAGGATATTAATTCTATTCCTGAAGATTTTGCTTTTTTAGCTGTAGGGCATTGGATGCAAGGTAGTTTAGGTGAAGATAGAAAAAATATGGGTGTTACTGTTAAATCTTTTTATGATACATTTAAAAATAAAAGGAAAAAACCAGCATTAATTTTAAAAACATCTTCAGTAAATTCTTCTTATATAGATAGAAGAGAAATAATGAGAAGAATTGATATAATACGTAGTAGTTGTGGTAAAAATTTACCTACTATTTATCTTTTACATGGTAATTTTACTAACCAAGAAATGAATGAATTATATAACCATCCTAAAGTAAAAGCTATGGTTTCTCATACTAGAGGAGAAGGATTTGGTAGACCTTTATTAGAATTTTCTTTAGTAAATAAACCAATAATTTGTTCTGGATGGTCTGGCCAATTAGATTTTCTCAAAAACGATTTTACTTTATTACTTCAAGGAACATTAACTAATCTCCACCCATCAGCTCAACAAAAAGATATATTACTTGCTGAATCTCAATGGTTTCAACCTAATATAATGGAAATAAATAAATCATATAAGGAGATATATAATAACTATAAATTTTGGTTAGAACAATCAAAAAGGCAAGGATACTATAGTAGAACTTATTTTGCTTTTGAAAATATGAAAGCTAAAATATCATCAATATTAGAAGACAATATTAATATTCCCGAACAAGTAAAGTTATCATTACCTAAACTAAAAAAGGTAGGAAATAATAAAAACTTATCACCAAAATTAAAATTACCTAAATTAAAAAAAGTATAAAATATGCAGTATGATGAAATTATAGATTGCCCTAAAAGTGGGGGAGATTTATGTTATAAAATGGAGATTAATGAAGATATAACTAATTATTTTAGTTTATCGTGTGGTTTTTGGACTAATACTTTAATGACCCCGGGATCAGAATTTTATGAAGAACAATTTGCATCCCTCCCTGAATTATATAAAGATTTGGCTTGGACAGATCCAAAAACAGGACTAGTATGGATACCTAATACCATAAATGAACCAGAGTTAGGAATGGTATTTGTAAATGGTGGAACTATTGACAATTGGACATGGACAGCTACAAAAGCTATTGAAGTTAAAGAAGAAGAAAAGTTAAAATTCCCAATCCCTGGCAAACCAGGTGAATATTATAAACATAGAATGGATATGGAAAATTTAAAATCTTTTGATAGAGAACGTGGGTATATAGATGCTCTTTCGTATATTGGAATATTACCTGAATAAATAAAAAAATGAAAATAAGTTACGCAATAACAGTATGTAATGAACATAAAGAAATAGATAAATTATTAACGTTTTTATTCGAACATAAAAGACCAGAGGATCAAGTTGTGGTTCAAATGGATAAGGATAATGTTACTCAAGAAGTAATTAATGTATGTGAAAGATTTGAAGGTAAAAAAGCCAATGAATATAGTTTACTTCAATTTAGTCTTAATAAGAACTTTGCATCATATAAAAATAATCTTAATAGAAGCTGTACTGGCGATTGGATATTTCAAATTGATGCTGATGAAATACCAAATGAATATTTAATAGAGGCATTACCCTTTATATTAGAAGCAAATGAAGATACAGAAGCATTTTGGGTACCAAGAGTGAATACAGTTGCTGGTATAACAGATGCACATATTGCTAAATGGGGGTGGAGAGTAGATGATCAAGGATGGGTAAATTTTCCAGATTGGCAAATGAGAATATATCAAAATAATGAAGATATTTATTGGGTAAAGCCAGTTCATGAACAATTAAGGGGCTATACTAAATTTGCTAACTTACCAGCTGAAGAAAAATATGCTTTATATCACCCAAAAAATATTGGTAGACAAGAAAGGCAAAATGCGTTTTATGACACAATCTAATAAGTTTTTAATTATAATGCCGTGTTATAATGTAGAAAAGTGGGTAAAATTAAATCTACTAACTACTATACATCAATCTTATAAAAATTTTAGATGTATTATTATAGATGATGGGTCTACTGATAACACTCAAAATATTATAGAATCAACTATTAAAGGAGATGATAGATTTGAATATATTAGAAATTCAAAAAGAACAGGTAGTTCTTTAAAAAATTATTATAACGCTTTTCATAAATCAAAACCAGACCCAAATGAAATAGTGGTATGGTTAGATGGAGATGATTGGTTTTCTTCAGTATTTGTTTTACAATATTTAGACCAATTTTATAACAGTACTAACTGTTGGATGACATATGGGACTTATCAAATGTTTCCCACAGGGCAAGATGGATCACACCATTGTATAGAGATACCAAATGAAATTCACCAAAATAGAGCATACAGAAATTGGATGCATGTTTATTCTCATTTAAGAACACATAGAGCGTTTTTATTTTATAATTTTAAAGAATCAGATTTAATAGATTCTAGGTCTAATAAATTCTATACTGAAGCTACAGATTGTGCTTATTTATTTTCATTAGCTGAAATGTGTAGTTCTTCTGAAAAAATTAAATTAATAGATGATATTTTATTAGTTTTAAATAGATCTAACCCAAACCAAGCAGCAGGAAATTTAGAAAAACAAAAATCAACTGAAGCGCATATAAGAACTCTTCCAAAATTTGATAAATATGAAATTTAATATAGTTACATATATAAAACCATCTGATACTCCTGGTGATTTTAGTATGTTTGCAACTTCACTTATTAATGTACAAAAATCTCAATATTTAAATAAATTAATTATATCTTTCGTAGATGATTTATCTGATAATTTTAAAAAAGAATTAGATAAATATAAAAATATTATTTGGAAAGATAATGTAGACGAATATTGGGCCCAAGAGATAAAAACATTGATAAATCAAAACCCTTCAGATTATTATTATATTTGGGAAGAAGATTCACATATTTTTGATATTAAAGAATTTGATAATTCTTTTAAATCTATGGTTGAGAATAGTGTAGAATGTTTAATAACTCAAGATCTTAAGTGGATTAAAAGAGCTGAACATTTACTAAATAATGAGTTTGCAATTGATAGAGGTAATCATTTAATTTTTAATTGGGGAACATATTATGCTAAGTATTGTAGAGAAAGTTCAAATGATAGTTTAGTAAATGGAGCATATCCTGTGACTGTATCTAGTATTTTTACTAAAAAATTATTATTATCTTTATTAGATAATTTTATGTCTTCTACACATTGGGTAGAAATTACTAAAGGAAATTTTTCTCATTACCATAATAATCCTAAAATTCCTCATAGTTTTGAAGTTTACCCTGGATTTTGGTGGGAAGGAGGACCAAATAGGGGTTGTGGGGAAGTTGAGTATATTACTATGGTATCAAAAACTCAATTTGCTGAGGAATTAGGAGAAAGATTAATAGATAAATTAAGAAAAGATACTATTAACATTGTTGGTTATGATGATTGGTACACAGAGAAACCTTGGTGTAGAGAAGAAATTAATAATAAGGAATTTAAAATAACTTATAATCAAAACTCTACAGATTTAACTTATTTTATAAAAGATGGAATATATAAGGCAAAAGAAATAACAAATCCAAAAACTAAAGTAGCCCTACTAACAGAATGTAGAATAATGGATCCTGTAAGATATAAATTTGTTGAAGATAACCATAATTTATTTGATTATATTGTAACATATGATGATCAATTAATTAGTAAATTTAAAGAAAAAGTTATAATAACTCCTTATGGGGGAACATGGGTATGGCCTAAAGAAGTTCAAAAAGTTTTATCAAAATCTAAAATTTGCTCCTACATAACTTCTAATAAAACTTATACAGTAGATCAAAAAATGAGAATTAGTTTACTTAATTATTATCAAAATAACCCACACAATAATATTGAACTATTTGGTAGAGGACACAATCCACTCCCAGAAAACCATGAAGCAGGGGATTATGATGGTAAAGTAATTGCTTTAAAAGATTATGCATTTTCTTTAGTGATAGAAAACCATGTACAAGATAATTATTTTTCAGAAAAACTATTAGACTGTCTTTTAACTGGAACTATTCCTATATATCATGGTTGTAAAAAGATATCAGAATATTTTAACATGGATGGATTTATTTTATTTGATACTGAAGAAGAAGTTAAAAATATAATTAAAAATCTAAGTATAGAAAAATATAATAAAAAAATAAATGCAGTAAAAGAAAATTATAAAATTGCTAAAAAATATAGAGATTCTGTACAGTTTTCATTTAATAAAATCAAGAAAAAAATAGAAAATAATTCCACAGAAATAGTTAATCTTAGTAGCTCAGACCCAAAAACAACAGTTGATGGTTATATACAAGATTATTGGTTAAACCAATTTTTTACTAAAGGTGGAGATCATTCTCATTTATATACTTTTGATTTAAATGAAGATTCTATTGTTTTTGATGTTGGAGCTTTTGAAGGAGAATATTTTACTAAAATATATGATAAATATAAATGTAATATACATGCTTTTGAACCTGTAACTTCTTTTGTTGAAAAATATAAAAATACAACAAACCCTAAAATTATAGTTAATGGTTTTGCATTAGGTGATTCTACTGAAGATTTTGAAATTGTTGTAGATGATAATTCTTCATCTCAGTTTATAAAGGGTGATAATACAATAAAATGTAAAAAAGTTAAATTTAGAGAATATATAAATTCCCAAAAATTAAAAAATATAGACTTAATAAAATTAAATATTGAAGGAGCTGAATATGAATTACTGGAAGAAATTATCGACTCAGAATTTCAAGATAAAATTGATGGGTTTTTAATTCAATTCCATTATTTATCTCATACCCCTATTAAAAGAAGAGAAAAAATTATTAATAAATTAAAAGAAACACATGAACCTGTGTTTTATTATCCTTTTGTATGGGAATACTGGAAGAAAAAATAATTATGGCTTATAAAATATTTAATAATAATAAAAAATATGTTTATGTTCATATTCCTAAAACAGGGGGAACAACTATAGAACATATATTTGGTTTAGGAAAAGTAGCAATGGGAAAAATAGTAGGACATATAACATTAAAAGATATAAAAAATTTAATGGATGATTATGAAAAATATATATCATTTACTACAGTAAGAAATCCTTGGAGTTGGTATGTATCTTGGTATTTTTATCTACAACAGAGAGGAGGAAGAGACCCTGATTTCATACCAGAATTTGAAAATATTGAAAAAAAAGGTAATACCTTTAATGATTTTATAAGATTTATATATGATAATAGAGATACTCTATCATTTGATAAGGGAGATAATAAAATTTTAAAATACCAACAAATGTTAGAATGGGGGTATGACGGTAAAAAATATGTAGACCATTTTATAAAAATCGAAGAACTATCAGAGGAAAAATTAAGGGAAATTGGTTTATATGTAAAGTATACTCATATGAAAAAAAACCAATCCAAACATGACCATTATTCTACTTATTATACTGATGAAGCAAGAGAAAGGGTAAGAAACATGCATAAAGATGATATTAAATATTTTAATTATGAATTTTAATACTATTCACCAACACTATACTAAAAATGAAAAAAATATACTCAAAGGTACAAGAAAATAAATTATTACATATAATAAATAGACTGTCAGATATTGAAGGAAGAAAAGATATAGTTTCTGAAGAAAATTTTATTCAATGTGCTACTTTAAAAATGGAAAAAGGAAAAACATTTCCACCACATAAACATATAACTAAAGATAGACATTATCCTGAACAAATTGCTCAAGAATCTTGGGTAGTAATTAAAGGAAAAGTAAAGTGTAAATTTTATGATTTAGATGATACAATAATTGCAGAACCTATTTTAGAAGCTGGTGATGCAAGTTTTACTTTATATGGTGGTCATACTTATGAAATTTTAGAAGATGACACTATAGTATATGAGTATAAAACTGGACCTTATGAAGGTCAAAAACTAGACAAAGAATTTTTAAATAATAATTAATTATGGTAAAAATAAATTTAGGATGTGGTTGGAGAGATTTTGGTAAAGATTGGATCCACATAGATGGTGGAGATTATGATCATTTAGATTCTCGTGATATTGTTAATCTACCTTTTAAAGATAATTCCGTTGACTTAATATATGCAAGTCATGTTATTGAATATTTTGATAGGGTAGAAATTATTGAGGTTTTAAATAAATGGAAATCAAAGTTAAAATCTGGGGGTACGTTAAGATTAGCTGTACCCGATTTTGAAGCTATGGCAAAACTATACATAGAAAAAAATATACCTTTAAATAATTTTTTAGGACCCCTTTATGGAAAAATGAAAATGGGAAAAGATTTTATATTTCATAAAACTACTTATGATTTTGATAGTTTAAAAGAATTATTAAATGAGGTTGGATTTCGTAACATGGATTATTATCTTTGGCAAGAAACTGAGCATGGTATTTTTGATGACCATTCTCAAGCTTACATCCCACATATGGATAAAGAAAATGGTACTTTAATTAGTCTAAATATAGAAGTTAAAAAATGAGTTTTGAAAGTATAAAAACATTTGAAAATAAAATAGCAAAGTTTTTTGGTGCCCCTTACGCTGTTGCAGTTGATTGTTGCACACATGGTATTGAATTATGTTTAAGACATGAACATGTAAGCTCAATTAAAGTCCCTAAAAGAACTTATATATCAATACCATTTTTAGCAGCAAAGTTAAATATGTTTTTAGAATTTAAAGATGAAAATTGGAAAGATTATTATTATTTAACTGATAATATAATTGATGCAGCTGTATTATGGGAAAAAAATAGTTATATCCCTGGTACCTTTATGTGTGTAAGTTTTCAATTCAGAAAACATTTGGCTTTAGGTAGAGGGGGTATTATATTAACAGATAATAAACAAACAGCAATTAAATTAAAAAAAATGTCATATGATGGTAGACATCCCGACATACCTTGGAGAGAACAAAATATAGATACTATGGGTTACCACTATTATATGACTCCAGAAACTGCTGAATTAGGTTTAAAAAAACTACCAGATGCAATTAAAACTAAACCAATACAATGGACAATAAATGATTGGCCAGATGTATCTCAAATGAAAATATTTAATAATATAGAAGGAGTAGATCCTTACTTACAAACAAAATAAAACATGAAAAAAGCATTTATTACAGGAATAGGAGGACAAGATGGAAGTTATTTAGCAGAATATTTAGTTGAATTAGGGTATGAAGTTCATGGTATTGTTAGAAGAAATTCAACACCAGAAAATCAAGATCTTAGACTGGCTAACATAGAAGATAAAGTTTCAACATATTATGGAGATTTATTAGATCAAGGAGGATTAGAAAGATTATTAGATGATATACAACCTGATGAAATTTATAATATAGCAGCACAATCTCACGTAAGAATTAGTTTTGATATACCCCAATTTACAGTTCAAACAAATGCATTAGGAGTTCTCAATATGTTAGAGGCATATAGACGTTCATGTCCTAAAGCTAAATTTTATCAAGCAAGTAGTTCTGAAATGTTTGGTTTATCAGTTGATGATGATAATTTCCAGAGAGAAACTACAGTAATGAATCCAGTATCTCCTTATGGGTGTTCTAAAGTATTTGGTTATAATATTGTAAGAAATTATAGACGTGCTTATGGGTTACATGCTACAAATGGTATATTATTTAATCATGAATCTCCTAGAAGAGGATCTAATTTTGTAACTAATAAAGTTGCTAAAGCAGCTGCTAGAATTAAGCTTGGATTACAAGATAAATTAGAATTGGGTAATGTAGATTCTTACAGAGATTGGGGCCATTCGTATGATTATGTAAGAGCAATGCATTTAATGATGCAACATGATAAACCCGGTGATTGGGTAGTATCTACTATGGAAACCCATTCAGTAAGAGAAATGTGTGATGTAGTATTTAGCCATTTAGGTTTAGATTATAAAGACTATATTGAGCAAAATCCAAAGTTTATGAGACCTGAAGAATTACCATATTTAAAAGGTGATTCTACTAAAATTAGAACAGAATTAGGTTGGAAACCAACTTATACATTTGAATCAATGATGGAAGAAATGACCGACCATTGGTTAGAGTATTTTAAAAAAACACTATGAGAATAGCATTTTTTACTGAAGGAGGATATCAGGGTAAAATTTCTAGAGATAATCCTAATATGCGTACAGATTTAGCTTGGATTTGCTCCTTAAAAGCTGATCATTGGAATATAAATTCATTACCTAACCAACAATATGATTTAGGAATTATTATTATACCTAAAAAGAATCCACAATTTGATTTAAATAGATTAAAACAATATTGTAGTAAAATAGCTGTAATGCAAGAAGGCCCTAATTGGTATTGGCAAGATTATTCTCTTCCCCAACAAATTTGGTATTTTAATACTATACAGGAAGCAGATTTTATGTTTGTTCATAATAAATCCGATCAAAAATATTATGAAGGTTTAACAGGTAAAGAATGTAAAATTTTATCTAGTTTAATGATTGAAGATTCAATTAATGTTTTACCCCAAATAGAGAGAAAAGATATTATTATAGGAGGTAATTTTTGTAGTTGGTATGGAGGATTTGATTCATATATTGTAGCACAAGAAGCAGATTGCCCTATTTATATTCCTAGTATGGGGAGAAAAATTGAAGGTGAAGAACAAATGGAAAATATAAATCATTTACCTTATATGAATTGGGTAGAATGGATTAAAACACTTAATAGTTTTAAATATGGTGTTCATTTAATGCGTACACATGCTGCAGGTACATTTGCTTTAAACTGTGCTTATTTAGGTATTCCTTGTATTGGATATGAAGGATTAGACACACAGGAAGTATGTCATCCCTATTTAACAGTTAAATTAGGAGATTTATCTACAGCAAAAGAAAAACTTACACAACTTAAAGAAGACAAACAATGGTATGATAAATGTTCTCAAACAGCAAAAGAACAGTATCAAAAACATTATCACGAATCAAAATTCAAAATATGAAGATATTAGTAACGGGAGGAGCTGGATTTGTAGGAACTAACCTTGTTAAAAGGTTATTAAAAGATAAACACGAAGTAGTATCAATAGATAATTATAATACTGGTTTAAAATCTAACCATCAAGAAGGATGTAAATACAGAAACTTTGATATAATAAATTTTAATACTAATAGTTTTATTGATCCTGTACTTTCTTATAAACCAGATTTAATATTTCATTTAGCAGCAATAGCTAGAATACAACCGTCATTTCAAAATCCTCAACAATATATAAATACTAATTTTCAAGGTACATACGAAATAGTAAAATACTGTACAGAAAAAAACATACCTTTAATATATGCAGGTTCGTCTTCAAAACATAGTGGGAGATACAAAAACCCATATACTTTTAGTAAAGATTTAGGAGAAGATATAATTGAATTATATAAAATACATTATGGTTTAAAAGCTTCAATAACTCGTTTTTATAATGTTTATGGTCCATATCAATTAACAGAAGGTGGTTACACTACTTTAATTGGTAGGTGGTTAAATAACATTAAAAATTCAATACAATGTGAAATTTATGGTGATGGAGAACAACGAAGAGATTTTACCCATGTAGATGATATTATAGATGCTTTAATTTTAATTATGGAAAAGAAAAAATATGGGTTGGAATTCGAACTTGGAAGAGGTAAAAATCATTCGGTAAATGAAGTTGCAAAGATGATGGATATAAATCCTATATATAAAGATGCAAAACCTGGAGAAGCAAGACATACTCTAAACACAGATAATAGAGCCTATGAAATATTAAACTGGGAGCCAAAAATAAATTTAGAAGATTATTTAAAAAATTTAAAAAATGGATAAAAAAATTACATTTGTAATACCAAGTAGAAACAATTTAGAGTTCTTACAATTAGCATATAAATCAATTAGAAATTTAGAAACACAACATGAAATATTAGTATTAAATGATGCTAGTACTGATGGAACACAAGAATGGATTAACAATTTAGGCGATAAAGATTTAATAGTCCACCATAACCCAGGACCAGATCGTATTGGTATAGTAGGTATGTTTGATAAAGGAATTGAAATGGCAAGAACAGAAATTATAATGGCTTTTCATTCAGATATGGTAGCAGCACCTGACTTAGATAAACATATTTTAAAACATCTTAAAAGAGGTACTGTTGTAAGTGCAACACGTGTAGAACCTCCATTACATCCAGATGGACCTGAAAAAATGTTAGTTGATTTTGGAGTTGAAGTTGAAGATTTTGATATAGATAAATTTAATAATTGGGTTAATAACGAATATAAACCTAAACATGGTACATTAGTTACTGAAGGTATATTTGCACCTTGGTGTATGTATAGAGAAGATTTTTTAGCTATAGGGGGACATGATGAATTATTTGCCCCACAAAGTAAAGAAGATAGTGATATATTTAATCGTTTTATTTTAAAGGGTTATAAAATATTACAAACATGGGAAGGTTTAGTTTATCATTTTACAAGTAGAGGAAGTAGATTTAATAAACATGCTGGAGGAGGCCCAGGTCAAAACTCTCAAGAATGGATAAATACTACTACTACTAATATGAAAAAATTCATAAAAAAATGGGGTACAACAGTACAACATGACCAATTTATGAAACCAATAATATCTCCTGTTTATAAAAGAAGTTTTAATATTATAAATTCCAATCCCCAGATTGAAGAAGCATTAGAACCTTGGTCTAATGGTGGAAAAGATATTATTATTACAGTTGATGGTAATAATTTTACTCAACAAGATTTTCAAATATTAACACAATTAAATGATATTATTAAAGATAGTGGTGAAATAGGAGAATTTGAATTAGGTAATTTAAAAATATCAATAAATAAAATTAAAGATTATGTTAATGAGTTAATTAATGTGTAATATTTATAACCATTACCACTAAAACTTATTACTATGGAGAAAGAAATTAAAAAGAAAAAAATTACAAGTATTGAAATAAGTTATAGTAATAAAAGAGAATTAAAAGAATTATCAAATAAAGAAGCATTTCGTAACATTATAATGAGAAATTCTTTTAAAGCAATTAAGGAAGCAATTAAAAATGATAAAACAACAGTAGAACTATTTAATATAGTAAATTTATCTGTAATAATAAAACTATCATATTTGTACTACCCATCAGCATTAAAAAAGATAAGTAATTATTTTGAAGAATATGAAGAATATGAAAAATGTGCTGAAATAAAACAACTAATAAATAAAATAAAATAATGAAAAATATAAATAAATCAAAAGGTTACTTTATAGTAACTGTATTTTGGATAGCAGTACTAACCTTTTGTTCACTAAAAACCCAAGCACAAACTTTTGTAAGTACACTACCAGAAAATAAAAATGTAATACTTGAAGAATTTACAGGTATTTATTGTCAATTTTGCCCTGATGGACATTTAATAGCACAAAATTTACATAATACTAACCCAAATGATGTATTCTTAATTAATATACACACTGGTGGTTATTCTAACCCAAATGGACCTAATGATCCTGATTTTAACTGTTTATATGGGGGTGCTATAGCTACAAATGCTAATATAGCTGGTTACCCAGCTGGCTCAGTTAATAGAGCAATACTTTCAGGAATTACACCACAAAATCCTGGAGGAACAGCAATGAGTAGAAGTGATTGGGCTACAGCTGCAAGTAATATTATGTCACAACCATCTTATGTAAATGTAGCTGCACAAGCAAGTTATGATATGGTAACTGGTATTTTAACAGTAAATACTGAAACTTATTATACTTCAACTACTACTAATATAAATGTGTTACACGTAGCAGTAGTACAAAATAATGTAGCAGGTCCTCAAACAGGTGCTTTATCATATAACCCAAATGCAATAATTACAGGACCTTGGAATCCAACTTACAATCACCAACATATGTTTAGACATTTAATGGATGGTGCTAATGGTCTAGAATTTAATGTTACAACTGCAGGTACTTTTGTACCAAATACGCATACATGGCAAATGCCTACAAATTTAGCTAGTGGTCAATCAACTAATGGATATTTTCCTGATTTAGATCCTACAAATTTAGATGTTGTAGCTTATATAGCTGAAGGACCAGGTGAAATTATTACTGGTTTTCAAGCTAGTGTAATCCCTATATTCCCAAATGCATATGATGCTAATGTAACTAATTCAACAGCTGAAGATGTTATATGTACTAGTGAAACAGACATTTCAATTACATTTAGAAATTATGGTAATCAACCTTTAACTTCATTAGATTTAACTTATGATATTAATGGTGGAACTCCTGCTGTGTACAATTGGGTTGGTAATTTAACTTCTGGTGCTCAAGAAACAGTAACAATTACTAATGTTACTTTTATACCTCAAGCTAATAATACAGTTACTTGGTTAGCTACTAATCCTAATGGACAAGTAGATCAAAACACAACTAATAATTATAACACATCAACATTTAAACATTTTAACTTATCTGGTGACGTAATAACAGGAATTACTGCTGGAATAATTGATGTTTCTATTTTAACTGATGGTTATGGAAGTGAAACTACATGGGAAATTATTGATGAATTTGGACAAGTATATGGTTCTGGAGGACCATATTCAAATAACACTCAATATAATGAAACAGCATATGTAGCTATATTTCCTAGTTGTTTTGAATTAAAATTATATGATTCATATGGTGATGGAATGTGCTGTGCAAACGGAGTAGGTTCAGTGTTAGTAACTGATCAAAATAATAATGTTATATTTGAAGGTGATCCTGTTAATTTACAAAATTTTTCTGAAATTAATATTTATTTTGAAACAGGTGCTGGAAGTAGTAATTCATGGGAATGTACACCATTTGGATGTGCTGACGTAGGTATGGGTATGGGAACGTATGCTACGCAATTAGATTGTGAATCCGACACAGCTAATATAAATACACCATGTTTTGTTATAACAAGTATAAACGAAATAGAATCAAATAACACTAATAATAAAATTTATGATATATTAGGTAGAGAATATAAATCTAAGGTTGGAGAATTAAAAAATGGTTTGTATATTATTGATAACATAAAAGTAATAATTAACAAATAATTATATGCAACAATATGGAATGTTCCTCATATCAGGTAAAGAATTAATAGCAAAAAAATCAGCAGATAATTTAACTTCAGCTTATAATTATTTTGCTAAATTAAAAGATATGTCTTTAGTAGAATTTAAAAAAATATTTATTGTAACAAAATTATAAAATATGGAATTTCAAGGTAAAAGTAAAAAAAGTTATGAAAGTAGTATGCAAGCAATAGGATTTACTATTATAGGAATGGTAATACTATTAATAGGATTGACTTTATTTAGTAGTTGTGCTACTACTAAGGTAGACAAATGTTGTAAAAACTCAGATGAAATTATAAAGCATTACGAGTCTAAATAATAATGGGAGAATTATTTGAAGGTGAAAGTGACATCAGGGGTTTATTCAAACAGATGTTAGGTAGTGATATTATTATAAAAGATAATATTAAAGAAAATGAAGAAAAGTTATTTATTCTATTTGTAGAACAATTAGAAAAAGCTAAAAATTTAGAAGATAAAATTACTGATTTAGGATTAGATATTAATCCTTTAGTTAATCCTCTTTGGATAGTAATAGAAAATATGTTAAAATTACAATTTGGGTTAGATACTACTAGTCTTATAATGTTTTATTTATATGAAAGAATAGGTCCTGATGGGAAAATTATCCCATTAGTTGAAGAGGGATCTGAAAAAGTTTTTAAGTTAAAAACCCCTAAAGATTTATTTTCGTATATAAAGTTTAGATATTCCGATAAATAATTTGGATATCTTGAATACTTTTCGTATATTTATTTCATAAACATTACAGATATGAAAATGATAAATTGTGTTAGATGTAGGAATGCTATGCCTGAGTTAAGATTAACAAAATTTGGGTATGATTTTTGTGTTGATTGTTCAACTGAAAAACCTAAGGTTGGTGTTTCTATAACAGTAGGTAGTGGAGACCATACAGCCAATACCATCCAGGTTATGACATCTGAACAATTTAATTCTTTAAAAAAACAAGAAGAATTAAATAAAAAAGTAAAATTCGGAGATGCCGAAAGCTAAACCCTTAACTAAAGAAATGATTTTAGCTGCTATGTCTCAAACTAAAAGTAATAGAGCAGCTTGTAGATATCTTAATGTAAGTTATATACATTATAAAAAATGGGCTAAATTATATGAGAGTGATACTCATGATAATTTATTTGAACAACATAAAAACCAATGTGGTAAAGGCATTCCTAAATTTTTAAGGGGCAAAGGAAAAGAACCAGCATTAATAGATATAATTGAAGGTAGAGTTGATGCTTCATCATTTTCTCCTGATAAAATAAAATATAGATTAATAACCGAAGGTCATTTATTAGAAGAATGTGCTGCTTGTAAATTTAAGGAACGTAGAGTATCTGATTATAAAATGCCGTTATTATTAAATTTTAAAGATAATAATAAAAAAAATTATAGAAAAGAAAATATAGAATTACTATGTTATAATCATTATTTTTTAACCGTAGGAGATATATTTACAGATAAACAAATTAAAGGTATTGAGGATCATAAACCTGTAAACCAAAGCACAGTTGAGTGGGAATTAGATGATTATCAACTTGAACAGTTAGAAAAATTAGGTTTAGGGAACAATAAAGATGAAGATAATTATATATCAAGAATATAATGAAAAAGTATAAGGGTTTAAAGCATAAAAATCATAATAAAATTATTAATGATTATGATAAACAAAAAGAAAAACATCTTGAAAAATTAGCTACTAAAATGTTAAAAAATGATGAAAAATCAGAAAAATTAAAATCTAAACAAATTAAAGGAGACTTTTTAAAAAATTTTTAATTATGGTAATGACAAAATCAAATAATGATCAGATATATTTTATTGCTATTACTATTACATTATTACTATTAACTTTAATTTTTGTAATAAATAAGGCATCTAATAAAGTAGATCAACTACAACATGAGTTAGATATTAATAATACGTTAATTGACAGTTTAAAACATGAAATAGACACACTAATGTGGGAACAAGAAATGTTTGATTATAATCATAATACCTCTCATTTATTGTCAGCACTTATGTTTGTTGAATCAAGTTATGATGACTCAGCTTATAATGCTAATGAAGATGCTGTTGGGTGTTTACAGATTAGAAAATGTATGGTTAATGATGTTAATAGGATATTACGTAAACAAAAATCATTAATAAGATATTCTTACGATGATAGATGGATGAGACATAAATCAATACAAATGTTTGATATTTATTGTAAACATTATAATTTAAATACATCTGAAGAAATAGCTAGATGTTGGAATGGTGGACCTAAAGGAATGCAGAATAAAATGACTGTAGGTTATTGGAAAAAAGTTGAAAATAGATTAGATATATGATGAATTCTATAGATCATTTAAGATATATATTCCATGAAATGGATGGAGAATTAGCTTCTAGTATAGAAAAAAATTCACCTGGTGGTTTAAAAACCTTATGTCAATTATATGCTTTACAATTACAATTAGAAAAAGAAAGATATACAACCTCAAGTAAACATATATCAGAATATCTTGCTTAATAATATAAAGTAATAAATAATTTAATAATTTATGCAAAAATATTTGGAGAAGCCAAATATCTTTCGTATATTTACGTATAAATAAAGATATGAACAACGAAGAACTATATAGAAAATTACGAGCAATACAAGAATTACTTGATGAAGATGTACGTGAAGCTAAACGTGAATTAGAATATTTAATTCAAGAAGTACACGGAGTTACAAAAACAAGATAAAGATTTATGCGAAGATATTTGGTTCCCTGAAATATCTTTCGTATATTTACCACATAAATAAGGGCGTAAAGCCAAGTATAAATTAAAAAAATAAAGGTTATGTTAGAGCAATTAGAATTATTCCAAGTATTAAATGATGAACAACAAAATGAAGTTAATAGATTTGTAGAAAGACAACAACACTATGTAACAGATAGAATAGAAAGCATGA